AGAATGACATAAAAATAAAGACGAAGGCTGAAAATAAATATTTCATTGTGTTGTCTCCTATTATCCATAATAAGTATTCATTTCATTTTACAATTTCAGTATATATCATTCTATAAGTCAAGTCAATAAAAAAAGGAGAATATTTCATCTCCTTTTTTTATTGCCGTTTTTATTATAAATGATGTAATATTATTACATCAAGTTAGTAACGAGATTTCTTCGATAGAAGACGTTACTATCCTTCAAAATCGAACCTTGATTAGCCACTGTAGACCCTTGGGCAAATGGGTTTGATGTCATGCCATATCGTGTCTTGAAGCCAATCTTTGGTTGGAAGTTATCAGGATTTACTGCCCGTACCTTTTGTAGAGGCACATAAGGACAATAGAAGATACCAGCATCATAAGCTGTTGCACCTTTATAACCGACGGTCATATAGTTTAGACCGGCAAAGTTAGGAAGACCATCAGCATATGGATCGATGTAAATCTTAAATCGACCATTTAGAATACCAGCAAAGGTAATGCCAGTATCATCTACCTGAAGCTGGTTACCAGCAAGTGCAGGAGTGTAATCAAGAACACCGGCCATTTGAAGTGCCGAGGCAACGTCCGAAGAACAAAGGACAAAGTTGCCCTTCCCTCTACGGGTTTCTTTTGCGATTCGGTTAGCTTCACGCTCAATATGATACATTAGCCCTTTGAACTTTTCAACTGACCAACGACCGTTGGAGTCAGTATCAAGATCAAAGAATCCAGCTGTAGTAGTATTTTCTACTGCGCCTTTCTTGGCTGTAAAGTTGATTGTTCTAACAACTTCACGATTGATTTCCGCAAGGATTTCAGTCGTTAGAATGTTAGACAATTCAGCATCGGCATCTAGACCGTGAACTGCCTTCAAGTCTTGTGCGAATTCAAGGGTATATTCAGCCTTGAGTGCACGAGAAACGGCAGTAACGGTTGTCTTGTCGATTGTGAACGACATTTGCGCGAACGCGGCATTAGAGTCTGCACCAAGCGCTTCAGCTTGAGCAAGAGCCATGCCTCCGCCCCAGTTGTATAGACCGGTTTCAGCGAGGTTGGCAGCAACAGAAGTATTGCCAGGCATTGTACCTACGTGTTTGTCACCAGCAGTATTAGCGCCAGAAACAACAGTAGACCAAGCAGTACTTACTTCGTTATACCAAGCTTCTCCAATAGCACCATTAGTAGTGTTGGAGTAGAACGGCCGCATAGCAAAGATAAGACCGGTCGGTCCTGTCATTGGCTGTACGCCGCAAAGATCGTAGGCCACAAGATTTGGGGCTGTACGTCTTATAAGTGAAATCAGAATCGGATCGAAGGTGTCAATATTTGTACCTCCGCCCTGACCATTAATGCCTGACATATTGTTCGATGGAACAGTATCTTCGGACATTAGTTGATAATTAGAGTGGGCACCTGATTCCATAAGTGCCTTTTCTGTGTTTTCCAGAAGAATGGCAGTCATGTTTCTCTTGTGACCATCCTTAATTGTCGGAAGGCCTTTGAAATTCAAAACTGGTTCCCATTTCTTGACAATATCTGCAACATTAATATCAGCTAACATTTTTATTCGTCTCCCTTATTTTGGGTGTTGTTAAGTATTTATACACTTTTGTTATTTGACCGTGTTATTTAAAGCTTTTACATACTGACGCATTGAAGGATCATTAGGCAAAGCTTCCTTTTCTTCTTCGACCAAATCTTCCGGAGAATAAGAAATTTCTTCGGTTATAATATTTGTAGAACGTGGTTTTGATACGTTCGGCTTGTCAAAATGACTTTCTTTTATGATTTTCATTTTTTCAACAAACGAATCTTCATCTCCGTCATAATCAATTGTATCAATTAGCTGCTTGAACTTTTCTGTTTGAGAAAGTGTCATGCCAGTAGTGAATTCTGTAATCAACGATCCCTTAGCTGCCATTTCAACAGCTTCGGTAAGTTCCATATTATCTTCAAGAGTAGTGTTTAATTTCTCTTCCAATTCTTCAACTTTTTGGGCACGAGCCTCGGCTATATCCACCTTTTCGGATGGAATATCAATATTGTGATGTTCGAATAGAGCTTTAAGGTCTGTGATGAAATCTTCAGCAATTTCCGTTTTCAAGGAATGTTGAATAGCGACTTCGTTTTCTGCCATCCATTCCTCTGCAACATATGACATATATTCATCAATCTTCTGAATAAGATTTTCGCTAAGCTCAGCGACTTCTTCTTCAAATGCCTCGTTGTATTGTTCTAAAAGTGTTTGCTCTATAGAAGTAACCCTATAGGATACTGCGGCTTCAAATAAAGTTGTGATTTTTTCTTTGAATTCTTCGGTCAATTCCTTTGAATCGCCGAATACTGTTGATAGGTCTTCTTTGAGTGCAGCTTTTAGGCTTTCTGCGATTTGAGCAGAGGCTGCATTTCCTTTCATGGCAATGGACGCTTGATTAGTAGCGGCAGCACCAGGTGCAATGGTATCGGCTTCATGGCCTATTTGATCTAAAGACGCGAGAAAAAACGCAACTTGATCAGGAGTGGCGCCAGCCAGTTTTTTCATAGCTATAGACATCATATTGGTCTTATAGTTATTTTCCATGCCAGTTGTTCCATCAACGTCTGCTTCGGTTGTGCCTTCTTCTATTTCTTCAGATTCGGATTCATTATCTTCAGAATCCAAGTCTTGGACAAGGGCATCTATTTCTTCATCAGATAGATTGTCAAGAACATCTTTTTCAAGAACATCTTGATCTTCAATATTGGGTTTAGTTTTCTTTACCATTGGTATATACTCTCCTGGGTTGATATCGAGATGCTTGGTATATTTATAATACTTTTGTTTTTATAGTTGCCGTAAAAAGAACTTAAATAGCCTAAGTTTTGACTCTTCCAGCTCCCTTTTTGATAGTTTTTTTATAGTTTTCTTACAATTTTGTGCTGTCATTTCTTGAATAGTACCATCTGATCCATAAAAGTATTCAACATTCTCCATAATACCTCTAACAAATGCATTTGGAGCCGAAGGATCTGCCACAATATCCGCGGCAGTGACCAACTTGAAATCGTTTTGAACTTCCATGAGACCATTTACTGGCTTTAGTGATCCCAATCCTCGGGATGAAACGCCAAGATTTGCGCCACCTTCAAGGAGACCTTTAACAATATTACCCATTGGAGTTTCGACAATCTTTGCTCTGCCAAAAACATTCTTGCCGTCCATCTTAAGGGATTCAATCATATGAGATACTCTGTCAAGATTGATTTGTGGACCCTGGGGATGTCCAAGCTCCCCATAGGCTCTATTGTTCTTTACCGTATCGCCCATATATCTGATGACTTCATTTTCCATTATTTCCGATGGATACCATCTGCCGTTTTTATTCTTGACATCGGATTGCATAAAAATGCCTTCAAGATATAATGTTTTTTTGCCGTCTTTTTCTTCAGTTATACATTGAACGTGTTCTGTAAGTTCGGATAGTAGTTTCATTAATTTTTTCCTTATTCGTCTGGCAAGAATGATGATGATTTTGAAACTTCTATAATAATATTTCCTAATGATCCAACCAATGTTGCAACGATATCCGATGCCGCATTAGGACTTAATGATGCTCCATGACTACTGTAATCCATAATACCAGTCTCAACATATGAACCAATTACGCCAGATCCACGTGATATAGTCCAATATGATCCCGGCGCGGAGGTGTAAACAACTTTACTAATAGTTGCCGTCTCTACTACTTCTGTTGCATTAGAGACCAAACTTGAAATGGCACTATTACCTGCACCATTGCTATTACCGGCAACAATAATAGTATCAGTTGCACTGACATAAATCGTAGATTTCTTACCCCCAATATTATTGTTACAAACAAATGTCACTAATATTTATTCCTTTTTATTAAGTAAACGACGATACTTTTGCAACATCTATAATTATATATCCATTTGATCCAACTAATGTTGCAACAATATTGGCAGTTGGATCAGATTTCAAAGAAGCACCGTGACCATTATAATCCATAACACCAGTCTCAACATATGTGCCGACTAAATTTGCGCCCCTTTTTATAGTCCAATATGATCCGGCGCCTGAAGCATAAAGAACTTTGTTTATGGTTCCCGCAATTACAACTTCTGTTGTATTAGAAACCAGATTTGAAACGCCACTAGCGCCAGCCACAACAACCGTGGCAGTAGCATTGGCATGAATTACCGATCTTTGCCCAGCAGTAGAATTATAATAAGTGGCCACCATTATTCTGTGCCTTCTTTGACTTGTTTATTCCAAGATGCAATTAGTTTTTTAGTTGGTCCTAAACTACCTTTACTTTTTGGTTCAACTGTATTCGGATCAAGAGTTTCTACATCCTTTGATTTTTCCGATGCCTTATATGGAGGAGCCTTTTCTTTAGCCCACCAATCTTTCAGTTCTTTCGCGTCTTTTGGATCACGGCCTTTGTCTATATAAAATTCTGAGTGAGCCTGATCTACCATTCTATTTTCGGCTATATTAGTTGTGTTTTCATCAGATTCAGAAGTATCATCCTCAATCCCAGCATCTTCGGTTTCATCTGATTCGATATCTGTAATTAACGTTTCCAATTCTTCGTCCGATAAATCATCTAATACTGCATCAATATCTTTATCAGAAATTTCTTCTTCGTCGGTTTCATCATTATTATCTTCTTCTTTATCATCATTTTCATCTGTATCAGCATCATCATTTTTCTCTTCGGAATCAACATCTGCTTTTTTGCCACCAAATAGATGTTCGGCATATTCTTGTTTATATGAATCTATATAATCTGAGAGATTGGTTTTCATTATTGAATCAAATGATGTTTTTGTGTCTAATGGTTTTTGATCAATGATAGATTTAAGAAGATTTTCAGTTTCTTCTCTTACATCTTTATACATCGGTCCTCCCTTTGCTTTATTATATAACTCGTGTCTCATTCTTTTATTGTCGGCGATATCTTGATTTTCTTTTTGTTTGACATTATAAGCTCTTTTGCCTTGTCTATAATCAAATGCAATGTCTTTTCTTGCTCCTCCAGCAAGTGCTCCAAGTGCTCCGCCAAGTGCTCCTGGTACTGGGCCCAATCCGAAAGCTGTGGTAGTAGCTGCACCAACTGCGGTCAAACCTGCTGCCAGGGGAAGATTTCCACTTTTTATAACATTCTTAACACCGGCCCATCGGGCACCTTCTTCGACCGGCTCATTCTTCATTTTTTGCTCCTCGGGCTATCTTAAGTGGCATTATTTTATTTATGATTTCAGCTTCCTGTAATCTTTGATTTTGACTTGGTCCCTGACTCTGATCACCATCTAATTGTGGATTCATCGAATCAATTGATGGTGCATACTGTTGCATGGTCAGTTCCTTCGCTATTTCTGAATCAATTTCTTCAATTTCCTCATCAGCCTGTTTCAATAAATTCTTTCTAATCCATGTATTTGAGTAATATCTGCCAACAAACATCGACATAACCTGTAGGACATTCATTCTTCCTAAGAGAATTTCTTGTTCTTTTAGTTCGGCATATCTATTATCTTGAAGATATTTAAACTTAATTTCGCTTTGAAATAAGTCCCATTCTTCAGGCGAACAAAGACCCTTTAGAATTAATTGACGTTCTAATATTTTTAGAAATAATCCAGAAAACTTAAGGCGAAGTCTGTCAACAAACTTGGCAAACTTGATTTCTTCTCTAGTTATTTCTGATCCTCTGCCAAGACTAAACATGGCTTCTGGCTCAAGTCTTCCAATAGGAACATTTAGAGATTTATAAAGTTTCTTTTGAAAATATTCAACGTCCTGCATTACACCAAGATTTTGTCCAGCAGGCAAGGTTGTTATTTCTGTGCCTTTGCCACCTTCGCGTCTTGGCATCCAGTAGTCTTCTATCATGGTCATAAACTTACGATCATCTCGAATTGACCCGTCAGCAGCATTATATACTAACTTGTTTTTATGC